ACATCTATGCCAATCCTTCTAAAGTATTTGATGAGATCAAAACTATACAACCAATTCTTGACTGCGCCCATGATATCTCTGTTTATTACGATGACTTTATTAGTTACAGTCGTTATTACGAGCTTCTTGGTCCTGGAAGTCATACAGTTAATGGTGAAACTATTAACATAGATCTTTATGAATTAAAGAAGAAGTTATTCCTTTGTTTATTGAGTGTATACATACTCGAAGGTATTCGTTTCTATGTTTCTTTCGCATGCTCATGGGCATTTGCAGAACTTAAAAAGATGGAAGGCAATGCTAAGATCATTAAGTTTATTGCACGAGACGAGAACGTACACTTAGCAGCAAGCACTACTATTATTAAACATCTTATTAAAGATGATAAAGATATCGAACGTATTCGCCAAGAAACTGAAAAAGAAATCAACGATATGTTTGTATCTGCAATAGAACAAGAAAAAGAATGGTCTAAGCATTTATTTAAAGATGGCTCGATGATTGGTTTGAATGAGAAATTATTAGCCGATTACGTCGAGTGGATTGGTTGTCGTCGTATGCGTGCATTAGGGTACCACTGCCCATACACGGTTTCACAATCAAATCCACTCCCTTGGACAGAGAAGTGGATCTCAGGAGGTAATGTACAAGTAGCACCTCAAGAAACTGAGATTACATCATACATAACTGGTGGTGTCAAACAAGATGCTACTGCAGATTCATTGAAAGGATTATCATTATGATGAAGATTTATACAAGAACCGTTTGTCCTTACTGCGATCAAGCGAAAGCTTTGTTGGATTCAAAGGGCATTAGCTATGAAGCCGTAAACATAGAAGACGATGCAGATGCTAGGAGTTTCTTAGCAACTCAAGGTCTTAGATCAGTACCACAAATCTATGAAGAAAGTACATTGATTGGTGGATTAGATAAACTAAAAGAGTGGGTAACCATTCAAGAAATTACATCTCAAATAAAATTATGACAGAAAAAATACACGAGTGCTTAGAATGTGGTGCTGAAGCTACCATAAAGTATGACTATGATTCAGTCGTAGAAGAACCGCAGTACTGTCCGTTCTGTGGGTCATCATATATACAAGAGGAGTTAGAAGATGATGTTAACCTCTTGAAAGGTGATGGGTTCGACGATGACATGGATTTACAATGGTAAGCCTTACGAACTAGGCGAGCAGACACATAAAGAAGTATATGGTTTTGTTTACCTAATTACTGATTTAAAAACAAACAAACAGTATGTAGGTAAGAAACTATTTTGGTCGAGTAGGACCAAACAAGTTAAAGGCAAGAAGAAGCGACTTAAAGTAGAGTCAGATTGGAAAACCTATTTTGGTTCCAATAAACTGCTGCTTGAAGAGCTTGAAAAGAATGGTGCAGATAATTATAAGCGAGAGATCCTTCACCTTTGTGCAGGAAAGGGCGAGTGTAATTATCTAGAGGCACATGAACAGTTTACTCGCGGAGTATTAACCAGCGACCAATACTACAATGATTGGATCATGGTTAAAGTTCATAGGGCCCACATAAAGGGTTTACAACAGACAAAAACTGTGGTATAATATACATTATGATTATTATTGATTATTCGCAAATTTCTATCGCATCTTTCTATGCTCAACCAAATGCTGAGCTTAGTGAAGACTTTCTAAGACACATGATCCTAAATAGTATTAGGATGTATTCGCATAAGTTTAAGAAAGAGTACGGCGATATCGTTATAGCGTGTGATGGTGGAAAATCTTGGCGTAAAGGCTATTTCCCACAATACAAAGCTCATCGTAAGAAAGCTCGCGAAGATAGTGGTTTAGATTGGAACTTATTCTTTGAATACTTAAATCAGATACGTGAAGAGATTAAAGAAAACTTTCCGTATAGAGTTATCCATCTCGAACACATAGAAGCTGATGATGTTATAGCAACATTAGTTAAAGAGACACAAGAGTTTGGTAAAAATGAACCAGTAATGATCATATCATCTGATAAAGATTTTATTCAATTACAGAAATATAAAAATGTTAAACAGTTCTCGCCAGTCCAGAAGAAAATGGTTACAGACCCGAACCCTCACCTATACTTGTTTGAGCATGTTCTTCGTGGCGATAGCGGTGATGGTATTCCTAATGTCTTATCTGGTGATAACACCTTTGTGGATGGTTTGCGACAAACTCCTATCACTCAGAAAAAGATTGATGCTTGGCTAGAAAAAGCCGAAGACATTAAATCTGGAATGGATGATGAGACGTATAGAAATTATCAAAGGAATAAAACATTGATTGATCTTGACATGATTCCAGAGGATTATGTAGACTCAATCAAGTATGCATATGATAATCAAACACCTCCACCTCGTGCAAGAATGTTGGATTATCTTATTAAGAAACGTTGTAAAATGTTAGTAGAATCTATAAGCGAGTTTTAAATATGGCCAAAAAATTACTTGTCACCGAAATGTTAGAAGCTGTTGCTAAGGCAGAATCACGTAAAGAAAAGCTTGAGCTTTTAAAACAGTTCAATTGTTTAGAACTTCGTGATATCCTTAAAGGCGCTTTCGATGATACCATTGAATTCATCCTTCCAAAAGGAGTTCCTCCTATCAACGAAGATGAAAAGAAAAATTACGATAAGACTCGTCTACTATCAGAAACCAAAAAGTTTAGATACTTTGTAAAAGGTGGACCTGGAGATCAAGTCAATAGAGTTCGTAGAGAGAAGATGTTTATAGATATATTATACAGAGTCGACTCTAAAGAGATTCCATTGATATGCCACATGAAAGACAAAACACTTGATGGTGTATATAAAGGTGTCACTAAAAAATTAGTTCAAGAAGCATTTCCAGGACTCATAGTTAAATAAATATAGAATATGCTTGCACGCACCCCATCAACCCGTAAGGCCTAGATTCCCGACAGATCTAGGCCTTTTTTACTTTAGGAGAATGACAGACTAGCTTAACTTATATCATGTGATTTTTTAACCTTTCAACTTCACGGAGATATGCATGATTTTTTCCAATATAGAAAAATTAAAACGCGATTCGAGAGAGCTCGGACATTTTATACAAAAAATGCGAAAACGAGGACGAAGCGATGTTGCTGGTAGGCTCAAGATAAAAAAAGCACAGATAGACTCATACGTTCAACAATATACGGAAGAAGGAAGAGTTAACCTAGTCAATTAAGTAAAGGCGGTGATCAAATATCTCGGGAGGTTCACAAGACCTCCCGTTATTTTTACAAACCCAAAAGGAGAATATATCATGGAAGACAAAAAAGAAAAAGAAAAAGAAGTAACAGAAGAAGTAGCAAAAGTACAAACAGAAACACCCTGCAAAGATGATGATAAAGCATGCACACGTAGATGGATAGAATCGTTAGGTGATTGTGGATGATAGTTGAATTAGCAACTGTAGGTGCGATGTATATGGCTGACGCTAGTGCTGCTACATCGCCGATGGATTATATAAATCCTGTCACAATAGTCATCAAAGGTGGCGAGAAAATTATAGATCATCTTGATAAAAGAAAACCAAAAGAATTTCCTGTTCCGAAAGAATCATTGGAAAAATTTAAGGCATGGGAAAAAGAAGACTTTTATAAGGACGATCCGTACAAAGATCTGTGGGATCCTAACTGGATCAAAAAGTCTTAGGGTGTAAGGGCCAGGGGCCTATGTACAACGAGTTATTTTCATGGTATAATACTAACCATGATTATACACACACCTACAGCAAAATCAAAAAAGCGTAAGCCAAATGCTAAGCAACGTGCCTTAGCTGAATCTTGGCAAGCTATGCTCAAGAAATACGAAACCAAACCAGTACCAAAGTCTGTTAAGCTTATACAGCCTACTAAGGCATACGTACGCGAGACACCGCGCTATCCGTCACTAAATAGTGGTGTTGGTTCTTGTACCAAACCTGTTCAAGGTAAAGTCTATACTGGCACAGCGATGATCGGTATCGGCACACTACACAAATCTAATGCAGTACCTATCTTCAGCAGCGAAGAGGCTGTTGAGATCAGCAAGATGCGTCGTGGTTAATTCCAGATTTTTTTCCAAAGTAAAACTGCGCGGGTGACACCCCGGGCCCCCTAACGCACCCCAAGATGAGGGGCCCCTTGGGGGACTCCTGGGACGTTTCACGGGGTGACAAAATAAAATATTTTTAAAAAGCTAATGGAATCAACGACTTGCAAGGCCAGGGGCCCTATGTACAAACTGCATGAAATGCTGTATAATGGTTCTATAAATTGACAAAAGGACAAATTATATGATACTCGTTATTAGAACACAGTTTATGGAAAACTACGGCGCACACGATTGGGACGGCGAAGGAGAATGTCCGCAATATTGGAAGATGAAAGGTGGTTCAGAGTACATGATTGACAATGTACCACTCAACATCGACTATGCAGCAGTGGTCGAAATGGCTGAAGTCGAAAAAAATAACGAGTATGTTCGCGAGTACATTCTTGATTGGTCACTCGAAAGCGATGACTATATGTCATGGTTTGAAAAGTCTCAACTCGAGTATGATGGTAAGATTACGTGTAAAGAACCACGTATGGACTATAACGAACTAAATGATCGTTATACAGATCCAATGGAGTATGCAGAGATGTCTGCAGATAATGATGCAATCGCTTATGGAGCTTAATGTGAAAACATATAAAGGTGTTGAATATAACAATCGTCATGGTGGACCATTTGATCGTGGATCTGCGGACAGTTGGTATAGTCGTGGTATTAATCCTCACTACTATGTTGGCGACACTCATATGACTACTAGAATTGATCTAGTGGACATGAGTAAAAAAGAGATAGAAGACTATCTCGCAGGTTACAATTATAATGAAGAATTTGGTGGAAAGAAGGAGTACGATTGATGTTAGCATATTGTGATTATATGGCAAAAGTGATTCATGATTCTTTGAAAAAAGATGCACATGAATATGGTACATACGTAGACTCAGTTGGCAAAGTTAACTGGGATCTCGGTGAAAAAGGTGAATTCCTATCAACTAAAAAGACGATGTCTGTGATTGATAGAAATGGTAAAGCGTATCGTATAACTGTTGAGGAGGCTTAAAATGGGTTTAGATATGTACGCATTCTCTGTGCGCAAAGAAGACGCACTTGGAGATTTCGAATGTAAAACCGACAACGATGGCGGTGAACATAAAGAAATTGCATATTGGCGTAAATTTAATGCGCTACATGGTTGGATGGAAAACTTGTATCGCGAAAAAGGCGGTGATAAAGAATCTTTCAACTGTGTGCCTGTACGCTTAACAGAAGAAGATCTGATACGATTAGACTTTGATATTCTCAATAAAAATCTTGAACCGAAATCTGGATTCTTTTTCGGAGAGTTAGAGATCGAAGACTACCAAATAGAAGCTGCTCATGATTTCCTTGCTAAAGCACGCAATGAGATTGACGCAGGTCGTGTAGTTTACTATGATTCATGGTGGTAATATGATACGAGAAAAACAACTTACACACACTCCTATAATCGATCTTACGGGTCCAGAAGGCAATGCATTTTGTTTAATGGGTTATGCAAAGAGATTTGCACGGCAGCTTGAATTGGATGGAGATAGTATCATCAATGAAATGAAAGCAGGAAACTATGAGCATTTAGTTTCCACGTTTGATAAACACTTCGGCGAATACGTTATTCTGGAACGATGATAGATAAAGCATACATTTGGCTTTGTAAGCATAGAAAATTACATGCTTTCTATTACCAGTTTACTTTTGCCGAATGGTGTGGTATAATATTATTAATTATTTGGATGATTCTCGCATGAATGATATTTTTATAGGCACTTTACAGTGGATAAAGGATGATCTTCGCTCTAATCGTTTTAGGTTTTTTGTTGAGTTGCTTGCTTGGGCTATTTCTATTGGTTGCAGTATTACCATGGCTCTTACTGTTCCCAATCCTCCTCTACTTATTTTGTATCCTATTTGGATCGCTGGTTGTGCTATGTATGCTTGGGCTGCTTATACTAGGAAATCTTTTGGGATGCTTGCTAACTACCTTTTGTTAGTTACTATTGATACGTTTGGACTTCTTAGGATGGTCATGTGATTCATAGAATAAGATTAATAGTGTTGTATACGCTTGCTGTTAGTGGTCTGATAGCATGGTCAATATTTGCTTTACGTATGACAACCTCAGGTGAAAGAATCATAGTTTATGATTGCAGAATAGCTGAAATTTCTCCAGATTTTCCACCACAAGTAAGAGAAGACTGCAGAAAACTTATCTTGCAAAATACAACAAAGAAATTGAATATCACAAGGACTTGACATGTCTAATGAAGACCATAAGCTTAAACATTCTCAGCGAATTTATCAGAAAGAAACAAAGATCAAGCGTCAAGTTAAGATTGCTAAAGAACATGGTTTAGATGTATCTGAACCACATAAATTTATTAAACATCATGCTATGAATTGTGGTATTCCAAATTGTGTGATGTGCGGCAATCCTCGCAAGATTTGGGGAGAAAAGACTATACAAGAGAAAAAATTTGAGGAGAATTCTGATGAATAGAGATGCTGAAGATTTTATAGAATTAGATTTGTTGTGTGCCAATTTACAGCTTGAGAATAAAAAACTGGTAGAACAAAATAAATTCTTAGAGCAAGAATGTTCTGCTATGAGAGATCAGATTGCACAACTTGAAAAACAAGTATATGGTGGCCGATGAATATCTTCTATTTAGATCATGATCCTGTCAAGTCAGCAGAATACCATCTCGATAAACACGTAGTTAAGATGATTATCGAGTATGCACAACTATTATCGACTGCACATCGCATGCTCGATGGTACACAAACCATTGAAAAGAAATATGTAAATGGTTCGTTACCAGCACGCTATCGCAGCTTGAAACGATGGAAACTTGAAGATGAACGTGACAGTATCCTGTACAAAGCTACACACGCCAATCATCCGTCTGCAGTATGGACTCGTGCTCATGCAGTCAATTATAAGTATCTTTATCAATTATTCTGTGCTGTATGTGACGAATACACGTATCGTTATGGCAAAGTCCATATGACTGATGAAAAACTACGCAAGATATTACGCACACAGCCAGATAACATATTCATGGATAATAAAACTAGAATTTGGTTAGGACCAACTCCTGCAATGCCAGATGAATGTAAAATCGATGGAGACCATTTAGCTTCGTATCGTAAATACTATATAGATAAAAAGGTGAATATGGCCAAATGGACTAAACGACAACCACCTCAGTGGTTTATTGAAGGGATTAAAGAGAAAGATGCCTACGTACGCTTACCAATGCAAGAGTTGCAATCATTATTTCGAAGAGATATTAAGAATGTCGGAGCGCGATCAGCCAGTATCTCAACCATGTAAAGAGTGCGGAGGAGAAGTGTATCGTACTATGGAAACTGGAGGTTTAGTTTCTGATTCTAAAGGAATTCATCGTAGAGCTGGTTCAGAGTTCAACGATAGATTGAAGCAGATCAAAAAGGGATCTGGTAGACGTAACACCATTAAACATATTTAGAAAGTGTAACATGACAAGTTTTAGACGTCGTGATAGCGCTAAAAAAACAAAGCGCAAAAACGGTAGTCCTAAATTATATGAAG